TAGATTTTTATATGCTTCTTCCCCGGTTTTCTGAATTGAAGCTGCATACTCTCCAAATACCGCTTCTGATCCACCAAGGTTCTGCTCTAGTTCACCAAACTGCTGAACAATTTCCTTACCAAGTTTTATTGTTGCAGCTCCTGCAGCTACAGCTACAGAACCCATGGCAGCTCCGATACCTTTTAGAATTCCACCAAACTTATCAAATTTGCCACCTGCATTATCAGCAGACTCACCTGACTCTTCTAATTGTTCTCCCAGGTTTTCAGCATCAGCGGCGGATTGTTCCAGTTCCTTTTCCATCTTGTTTAGATCAGCATTTGCATTATTTAACTGAACTTGCCATGCTTGTGTTCTTTTATCATTTTCCCCAAAGGACTCGGCAGCATTTTTTAGGGCGGCTTCCAAGGTACTGATTTTGTCCTTTTGGGCATCAATTTCTTTATTTAGGACTTCATTTCTAGCTGTTACCGCCTGTAAGGATTTATCCTGCTTATCAAACTGGGATGTTACTAGATTCATTTCTGAACCAAGTACCTTGAAGTTCTGATTTATTTCACGAAGAGCATTCTTAAACTCCCGCTCTCCTTCTATCCCTATTTTTAATCCAAAGTTATCAGCCATCGCAACTCACCTCCTTCAGGGCATGAAAAAAGACACCTCATTTTGAAGTGCCAGCTTAATTATTCATCTTATAAAAATTCAGGAATTACATCATCAATAAAGACCTCTCTATAAGGTTTTGCTAATCCATGATATTGCTTATGGCATTCCCAAAGATCTAGTAGGTATCCGATAGACATAAGCCATATCTCATCTTCCCTCCGATTTAAGTGGGCTGTTCCATAATAAATCAGTCGGATAAACAACTCTTCATCGCTTATCCGACTTCCACGTTTTTTGAGGTTTCACTCTCAATATGTCTTTTCGTTCCCTTCATCATACTGGCCATAATTGCATTTTTATAATCTGCTAGCTCAAAAGGTGTAGTTAGTAGCTCCACATCCTCTTCCCTTAAGAGTTCCCTTTTATTATCCTTATTTCTCAGGTTATGAATTAAAATAGACTGATTAGCTAGTAAGGTTATAAGCCATACCACTTCATCTAATGCCATTTCAAAATCTTTCGTGTTCATTAGTTTTGTCCCTAGATTTTCAAGCCCACCATACCTTTTGGCTATTTCCTTTGTAGCTTTGGTTGTAAGTATTAACCTGTACTCCTCGTCACCGACTTTAATAACTGTACTTCTCTCATCAGAAGCAGTATCTATATCTAAAGTCTTATTTTCCTTAATTTCACTCATCTATTAACCCTCCCATTAAGATACAACAACTGTTGCTACTTCAGTAGTAACATCATCAGCCCCAACTAGACTTAATACACAATAATAATAGTAACTTCCTGCTGTTAAGTCGTTTGGAATATCTAAACTTGCAGATGTTTCTCCATTAATTGGTGTTCCTCCCTCAGTAGAAGCCGTAATATTTTCATACCACTGATAGGTAATTGAATTGCTTGTATTTCCACTGGCCACTACAGATAAACTTCCTGTTATACTTCCTTCTGTTACATTAGTTGTAGTAGCTGGTTGGGTGTTAATGGTTATAGTTGGTACAACTGCAGTAAAGCTTGGTTCATATACAGTTTTAAACCAATTTATGATTATCTCATTTGGTACTCCATTATCTCCTTCTGTAACTTCTGCTTTCCAAGGATGTTTATTTTCCCCATCAAGTTTATTTCTTCTAAATACAGTACCTTCTATGGTGGGACTACTAAAGGTAATGGAATCTCCCTTTGTTGCAAGACTTGTAGTTGGTATGCTAAAGATAACACGGTAAAGCCAAAAGTATCTGTACTTTCCATTAGACTTCTTTGCTCGAAATCCAACTGCTACCGGACTCCCTCCATCTTCACTTCTTGATACTACAACATTGTTACTGTCTATTTTACATCCTGTTAAATCTTGAGCTACTGTTGACCCTATATCATCTATTCCAAGGGTTAGCGCTCCACTGCCGAACTCTTTCACAACTTCTGATGCACCATCGTCAGCATACAAAATAGCTTCTATTAATTCCACACTTAATTCTGCAGTCATCGCTTTGGCCAGTACCTTTGGTATTCCATATGATTCTATGCCATTACTATCTTCAGTAATTTTAGAATAAAATAGACTATCTAATCCTATGGTTGCCATAACTTATCTCTCCTCTCTTTTTAATGTTAAACCTCATATTCCTTTGCCACATCAATAGCAAAGTGATGATAACTTGTATCTTCTTCAAATCCAATATATTTTCTATCAGTAATAGTAAAGTCTTTTTGAAGTAGAAGACTTACTATCTCATTTTTTCTAGCCAAATAATTATGTTTTGTAAATAGAGATATCCTTGCTTCCTGAGTTTCAGCTTGAGGCAGATTATCTGCATAAAAATTAAACACATCACTCATTGGCGTTAAAACAAGATACTCATCTGGAGCTTTTTTACTAAAGGTCCCGGTTTCAATAGGAATACCTACTTTAGATAGAGTATCTGATAGCTCTTTTAAAATGCTGTTATACATTATAATCTGCCTCCTTCCTTTTAAAGTTTGCTAATCTCTTCATCAAGCTTTCTCTTCATAGTTTCTATACAAGCATTCTTACTAGAAGACTTTGCAGGTTTTAAGAATGGCTTTGGCGGCTGTCCTGATTTCCCGTATTCAAGGATATTAGCAATCTTAGCATTAGACTCTCCATCGCTTCTTGGTTCATCAAATCCTACCTTCACATCATAATTACCATTTCTATCAACCCCAGCAGGGGTTACTCCTAAGGCATCTATAAGTTCTCCGGTGGATCTAGAATCATATTTAGTCTCTTTACCAATCACTGCTTGAAGATTTGATTTCACTTTTGCTGCTATAACCTCTCCACCTTCCTTTAAGACTATAGGGATTATTTCTTCAGTTTTATCTGCTAGAGTTGATACCTTAAGTAAGAAATCCTCCGGCATTTTAAAAGATGCTCTTGCCAAATTACCACCTCCTAGGCTTTCGAAGGCTCCATCTTCTCAGCTGCTACTTCTATATACATTCCTCTCACATGCTCTACACTAATAATGCTATATCTTCCAGTATCACAATCAATCACCATACCTGGTGTAATTTCGATTCCTGGTATTCTTCTAAAAGTGAAGAGAGTATTAGCTGAAGTAAATGCTGCCATGTTAGCCCACTTTTTAGACCCATGCCTTTCTTCTCTATAGGCTCTAGTGCTAGCTACAACTTTATCTGTTTCACTAGTAAATCCTTCACTGTCCTTTTCAGACACCCTATCGATAATATCTATAAAGGTGTTCATCTTTCCAAAGCTCATAAGTATCACCTGACTCTATTAAATCATTATACATTTCTCTATTCTTGGAACTTCTCTTTCTATCCTTAAGCCTTCCTTTTTTATAGCAGCGCTTTTGTCTTCTAAGGTATTTTTTCTTATCTTTCTTCATAGCTTACCTCCTAGACCTGCCACTCCTTTCCCAATCGAAAAAGGAGATGTACTGTTTCCCACACCTGCTTTGAAGCATTAACATTATCACCAAAGTAACCTCCGGTAGACCCATCTCTACTTTCATAAAAGTGCGAGGCTAACATTATAACTCCTTGTTCAGTTGCTGGGGACATTGTATTTTCAATATAATATCCTACGGGTAAATGTTGAAAGCTCTCTACATAAGAAATTGCTGCAGCTACGTAGTCTTCAATAAGGGTATTGTCTTCATCATGATTTAAAATGAGATTTGCTTTGACTTTATTAAGTAAGGTATTCATATTACTCACTTCTCATTAAACCCGAACTCTTAAGTTTAGAAAGTAAAGCATTAAAATCTGTAACAAGTCCCCCTATATCCGTAGCTACGCTATTAGCCTGAAAAGCTGCAGGAGATACTTCAGATCCATCAAAAGTAAGCTTTCCTTCTGCTGTGATACTTAACTCTCCGCCAATTACTGTCTTATCTCCACCATGCTCTGTGTAATTCTTTGTGTTATATGACATAGTTTCTACCTCCTCATTTAAAGTAAGATAGGCAGCCATTAAGACTGCCCACCCTTATTCATTACGCCTTTTGTTGAAGCACCTTCACTGCTTCAGGCAAGATTAATTTTGCATCTAACCTTTGAGATGCTAAGAATCCTACTTGTCCGTTAGCTGCATATAGTTCATTTAATCTTTTAAAAGTTCTTCCTTGTCTATCTGCAATCCAGTAATAGTTAAAGTCTCCAAATAAGATGGTCTTTGTTCCAGCCCCTGCTAATGGCATGAACTGTGAAGTGATTACTGGTCGATTAAGGATAGTATCTGGTGTTCCAGCTGTTACAGATGGTTGCCATAAGTACTGGCCTTGACCATCTTTTAGTTTTCGAATAGCCTTAACAGTTCCATCATTAACTACAAAAGAAGCATTCTTTCTGTATGGTGCTTTAAGACTGTGGAATAAATCAATCACTTCATCCATAGTAATGGCTGTAGGGCTTGCGGCAGTAACACCCACTTCTGCTCCACCAGTGTTATTCAATAGCCCTGTTGGTTTACTACTACCATTTCCTAAAAGGAATGCTTCTTCTTCAGCAGCACCAATTCTTCTTGCAAATTCTGTTGCAATATATCTTTCTAAATTAAAAAAGGCATCGTTTAATAGTTCATCCGATACCTTTAGAATGGTTCCTACCTTATATGCAGAAAGAGTTACTTGAGTAAATGATTCATCACTTTCTGTAAATGCACTTTCTTCATCCATCCAAGTTGCGCTTCCATGACTTGCAACTACTGGAATTTTTCTATCTCCATAGCTAGTGTTGATGACATTGCAAATCTTTCTTAATACATTGACTTCTTCTAGCGCCTGAATCAATTGTTGTTCATACTCATCAGGAACTAAGTAGCCACCTTCTGTATCCACTCCAATGTTTAGGGTATTTTGAACAGAAGGATTTACTCTGTTTCTCATAGCACCCCAGAATGCCTTATTATACTCATCGGAAGCTCTACCTTTCTTTGCTTCAGCTTGTTTTTCTGGGCGAGTAGTTAAAGGTTTTGAAATAGCTGCAGATAATTCTCTGTCTAACATTTCTTGTCTTTCTAATCTTTCTACTTCTCTTCCAAGATCAACTACTTCTTGTTCCATCTTTTCATACACTGCATTATCTTCTGGTGAAATAAGGCCGTTTTCTTGACGATGCTCATCTAAAAACTTCTTTGCCTGCTCCCACACTGTTGCTCTTTTTTCTCTTAATTCTTGAATTCTACTCATACTTATTACCTCCAATTTTTTATTAGTTCCAGCCTTTTTTCAAGCTGGTTAACTGGTATTTGGTTTTCTAATTCAATACTTTGGTGTGTTTCTTTGTTACTAGTGCCTCCATCAATATTAGCTGACAGCTCATTTTGGTGTACTTCTTTACCTGAATTAGCTGCAGCTTGATCCATTCTGCTTTTTATCTTTGGAAGCTTATGAATCAAGGCATTAGTGACTGTAAGCTTATCAAATATAAAGCCTCCGCCTTTATCCTCTATAGACTCTTCCTCATAGAGAATTCTGTCTGCAAATTTAAGCTCAATAGCTTTATGAGCACTCATCCAAGTTTCTGCATCCATCATGTGAGCAATCTTAGCCCTAGAAAGACCAGACTTTTTCTGATAAGCATTGATGATACTTTCCTTCACTTCATTTAAAAGATTAATTCCTGCTTCTAAATCTGATACTTCTCCTGCTACTAACATAGCTGGATTATGAATCATGATCACAGATAAAGGAGATACACACACCTCATCTCCTGCCATAGCAATGACTGAAGCAGCACTGGCTGCTAGACCATCTATATGAACACTAACATGACCTGGATATTCTTTAATCATGTTATAAATCTGAGCTGCCGCAAAACAATCACCTCCTGGTGAATGTATCTTTACGATGATGTCTTCAGAAGCTCCATTACCATATAGGTCAGATTTAAATTGCTTTGGAGTAATATCATCATCGAACCAGGAGTCTTCTGCAATGTATCCTTCAAGATGAAGGGTTCTTACAGACTTTTCTTCTGCTTCGTTGACTACCCATCGCCAAAATTTGTCCATCTATTTAACCTCCTTTTTAAGCATTAAAAAAACACCTCAATCTTTGAGATGTTCCACAACTTAAATATTTATTTTTTATCAACAATTATTCGGTATTAATTTTTTTCTAGTATTTCTTCTAAGCTACCACTTTCTCTTAAAGCCTTCTTTGCATAGGCTCCTGCCATTTTAAGAGGCAGCATATTTCCATTAGTTAAATATAAATCTCCACCTTCCTCTTCAGAAATTGGATCTAAATTTTCCATTCGCCTTACATCATTAACAGAGAAAAATCCATTTTGAATTCCGATAGAATAACCATCCATACGAGACTTATAATCTCCTCTCATTAGAGCTGAAGCGTTAAAGGATACAAAGTATGTTCCTTTCTCACTTTCCTTAAAGAGCTTTCTATTCATAGCCTGTTCAATACGGACTAACCATGGCCTAATGGTATGAACCACAAAGCTAATGGATTGGTTTTCTATATTACTAAAGGAACTCTTACTTAAATCAGCTACCATATGGGGCGGCACTTGAAAGATACGACAAATCTCTTCTATCTGAAATTTTCTAGTCTCTAAAAACTGGGCATCGGAGTTTGGCATACTAATCGGATGATACTGAAGACCATCTTCTAGAACTGCTACCTTATTGCTATTAGAAGTTCCACCATATGCTGCTTGCCATGCATCCCTAACTTTAGTAGGATCCTTAATGGTTCCAGGGGTTGAAAGAATTCCACTTGGTGTTGCATTGTTTGCAAAGAAATTACCTCCATATTCTTCTGCTGCTATATTTAACCCAATGGCATTTTTAGCTAGGGCTACTGGAGAATAACCCATAATCCCATCAAAACCTAGTCCAGGAATATGAAGTACTTCATCTTGACTTAAGTAATAGATTAATCCTTCCTTTTGATAAGCGTAGTATAACTCCCCTTTCTTATCTCGATCCACCATCATTTTATCTGGAAGCAATGGATACAAACCTAAGACTTCACCTTTTCCATTTCTTATGATTTGGCAGTATGCATTTCCCCAAAGTAAAAGATGGGTCATCATAGTTTCTCTTAAGGTGAAGGAAGTCATCTCTTTGTTTGGCTCATCGTGTAGCAGTTTATATAAAGGATGGCTATATACTTTTTCCTTTCCATCTCCAACATATTTGTATGTGTGAAGGGGAAGGGAAGCAACTGTCTCTGCAATAATTCTTACACAAGCAAATACTGCAGTAGTCTGCATAGAACTTCTTTCATTTACTACTTTTCCTGATACACTTTGGCCCATATAAAAGTTAGGAGCCTGGCTTACCCTATCAGTAGGTTTATCTCTTGATTTAAATAATCGTGTTAGTATGTTTGCCATTATATAACCTCCAAGTTTCATGACATAATAAAAGCACTCAAATCAATGAGTGCTCTATACGTTCTTCATATTTAGCTTCGTAACCATTTATCATTAAATTTATCTCTAAATTCTTCAAACACATCTTCAAATCTAGGCATATCTTCTTGCTTAAGTCTTTTTGCAAAAACAATAGCATTTTCAGTAGCTAAAGCTGACCAGAAATACTGAATCATCTTTTCAGCTGGTAACCTGTTCATTCTTCCAATAGTTAAATTTACACCATTTTTAACACTGGTCGAGCTGCTAGGAGAGTTTAAAATGGGATCAAATACTTTTTTATGAAGAAAGTCCATAATCTCTTTTTCTTTACTCATCGCCCATACCTCCCATTGATTTTAAACGTATCAATTCGCTGGCAGCCTTTAATCTGCGTTCAGGGTCTTCTGATTTTAGTTCTTCTTCCAATACATCTAAAGCCTCACTAAATAAATTATAAAATCTATCTTTTTCATCCTTTGTTAGTGTTGCCTTTTTATTATATAGCTCCTTAAAGTCATTAGATTCAATTGTGCCTGGATACTGGCTTATGGTATGACGATTGTTTACAAATCTTTGTACTTCTTTATTAAGGTCTGATAATGCAATAGACTCTTTCCACTCAACACTTCTTCGATGACATAACCCATCAATATCATTGTCAAACTGTTTCTCATATTGGTAAGCACCAACAATTCCTATATGAACAATTTCATTGTCTTTGATGAGAACTACATCATTCATCTGCATGGTATTTACGAATGCATGTACCTGCCCCAAATTATATCCCAATGTATGACCTTCATAATTGTATTTTTTCTTAAGCCTTTCTCTAATTTCATCCTTGCTTACATCGGTTAAGTCAGAAATCCCGGGCCAACCAATACACACGTACCCTTCATTAAAGAAATCATTTAACTTCTCATGACCATGTGGCTTTGCTTTCATTTGAAAAATATTCATTTTCTTACCTCCTATTTTCGTATTATTCGTCCACGATTCGTCTTTACTTCTTAAGAAGAAGATATCATATCTATTTAAATTTGTCAACATATTTATTCGTAGACGATTCGTAATATTAATTTACGAATACATAGGCTGTAAATACTATTTTGTCTGATTTTAATAAGATCTTTATTACCCTAATATAATCATGTCTCTTTCATCATAGATAGAGCTTTCCTCATCCGGTGGGTTTACACTGGCTCTTGCAAGTCCCATAATCATTGCTACAATTCCATCTATTTTCTCTGAAGATTTTTCTTTATCCACCTTTATATTTCCTGCAGGGTCTGTTCTAACAACAATGTTATCTGCCATCCACCTTAAAACCGGATGACCTCCATGAGCAATTTGCTTGCTTAAGATAAGACGCATTAAATCTTTTGTTGGAGGTGACATATCTTTAAATCCCTGTCCAAAAGGAACTACAGTAAAACCCATCCCCTCTAAGTTCTGGCTCATTTGAGTTGCTCCCCATCTGTCATAAACAATTTCTCTTATGTTATACTGCTCACCAAGTTTCTCAATAAACTTCTCAATAAATCCATAATGAACAACAT